AAAGGATATCGAAATATTCGGCAAAGAAAATTTCAAGCGTGAAATAATTAGACTTTGTAAAGCAAAAGGTGAGTTGCATTATATGGAATTGAAGTATCAGATTGATAACAATGTGCTTTTTCGTGACGATTTTTACAATAATATTGTGCAAACACGCATACATGGAACGCACGTTTCTACGCTACGAGAAGAGTTGCTTAAAGTTACTAAATAATATATAATATGCGATACATTAAAAATATAGGAAATAATTTATGACAAATACACGCAAAGTACCATCATTCGCCGACTTTAAGTCTGATGGCTTAGTATCAGTATCAGAAGGTCCGGACGCGATCCTTCCAGTTCTACATGATCCTGATCAACCCGATCAAGACGATGATGATAGTAAAATCCCGAACCTATTTGCAACTATCCACTTTAAATCAGATCAGCGTCCAGACGGATATACTTCAAAGGATCTTTGGGAAATGAATAACAACGCGAATGCGCATTTACCTCACCTACAACAAGAGTGGCCGCATGGCGATGCGCACGAGGCCCCTGAAGACGAAGAATCTGAAGTCGCAAAATAAGCGCACGTTTGCGAAGACACTTTAATTGATTATGAGGGAATTCCCACCGGGTAACCGAAACAATTAGAAAGAAAAGCAGTGTATGTTGATGCCTGGAGAAATCACTCTAAACATTGAGTCATTAGAACAAATGGAATTACGGCTGGCCGTCGCTCCGTTTTTCCTAGACTCTCGTGCATCAGAACTAATATCTTTCATTTCATGTTGCCCGTATCCTGCTTGGATTAAAGATTACGATACGCGAATGATATACGTAAATCCAGCATACGAGACTGAATATAAAGTAACTGTTGAAGAATACAATACAAAATTAGACTTTGAAATGTGGCATAACGATTCGTCGAAAGAATATGGTATAAACGATAAAGCTGTTATGGAATCACACGAACACGTCGAACTACAAGAAACATATGTTGATATACACGGTGGCGAACATATTTTAAATGTTGTAAAGTGGCCACTATCACGCGAAGGTGATATAATTGGCGTCGCAGGGATGGTAATTCCCACATGGCAAAGGATGCTTAACTAAATAATATATGCTGCGTTCCCATAAGATTTTTCTATATGAGCAGAGACAATAGTAACTCGTGATTGTCGCTTTTCTTGATCTTTTTAACGGGAACCAATATGGCAAAAATACACAAGCATCTTATGATAGATGCGGAGATTACTCATCCCCCTACGGATACAGCTCTGACAGAGGCTTGGGTTCGAGATATCATCAAAGCGATAGACATGGAAGTATTCATTCCTCCTGTGGCCAAATATTGCGACGATCCCTGCAACGAGGGTCTGTCTGTATTCGCAATGATAACGACTTCACATTTCACTGCACATTTCTGGAATAATAACGGAAAACCTTTTGTCAAAGCAGATCTCTATTCATGTAAGGAATACGATCCTCAAACTGTAATTCCGTTCTTTAATGTGTTCGAACCAGTATCGTTAGAATATTCTGTAATAGATCGAACACAGTTCCCGCATAAAATTGAAACACAAGGACAAATCGTTTATAATGATCAAACTATATTGGAGAGCTGAGCCGGTATGCATCTATTGCGTCAAGGCAAAAACGCTACTTGAGTCTCGAGAAATTGCCTACGAATCAATACTAATCGGAGAAGATATTTCTCGAGCAGAAGTAGTTCGAATATATCCGTTTGCAAAGACGCTCCCTATCGTAGTCGTTGATGGTAATTACATCGGTGGATATACTGAACTGCAACAATTTATAACAGCAAACAACATAATGGGTGAAAACTATGGAAACAAACGCGACAACTTCTAATCAAGATCTATATAAAGAAAAAGTACTAGAGCTATTACGAGCATCAGAGACTCCTGTTGCAATTGCGTTCAACAAGGTAGATGGTACGATCCGTCAAATGAACGCTACTCTCAACCCTGCTTTGATTACCTCGACATATGAGAAAACCACCGATACTGTCAAGACGCCAAATCCGGATAACCAGGTTGTATTCGATACAGACATTGGTGCGTTTAGAAACTTCCGCTGGGATAACCTTCTAGAGGTTCGCTTCCCGTAATGATCAAAACAGACGAACTATCTGCGAACGCAAAGGGTGGTACTGAACTTCTAAAAGGGAGACTTCATGATTTCCTCGTAGAAAAGCACCCAGAACATCTTGAAAACATAGATTTTTATTTCTCGAGAGTTCGTGATTTTGACGAAAATCGGCATTCGGTGTACTATGCTCATGATTTGCCCGGAGACCCGGAAACAGAGCATTTAAAGACAAGTTTATACAATTTCGATGTTCAGGTGTTTGTTTCGTATTGGCAACACCAACAGTTCCTCGAAAAGGGTTATCTACCCGATGCCCGAGCGTACAACACTGTAATAATTCCCAACTCAATTAACATCGATTATGATCTAAAGCCGATTTTAAATAATAAGTTTAAAATCGGATTAGGTCGAAAAGAATACCCGATCAAGTTAATATACCATACTACACCTCACCGAGGCCTAGCTATTCTACTCCCGGTGTTTAAAACTCTATACACTCAACTACAAGAGCAGGGCATCTATATTACCCTTGATGTGTATAGTTCGTTTGAAATATACGGTTGGGGTAGTCGAAACCAACAATATCAACACTTATTTCAAGAGTGTATAGATCATCCAGGTATTACATACCACGGTACTGTATCAAACGAAGAAGTGCTTGAAGCCCTTAAACAATCTCATGTTTTTGCATTCCCGTCGATTTGGCCTGAAACGAGTTGCCAGCTAGCAGGCACTAATATACTTACTAAACTTGGTGTTAAAAACATCGAAGATATTCAAATTGGAGATGAAGTGCTTTCCCACACTGGGGTTTTTCGTAAAGTAACAAAAACATTTAGTAGGGAGTATAACGGAAAACTCTATGGATTCAAACCTATTGGAGTACATAAAACAGTATACTTTACAAACGAACATCCATTATACACGGGAATTATACATAAGCAAAAAACGGCTAAATATAGTAAATCAGACACTAAAAAAATATATAATACAGTTTGGAAAAATGCAGAAGACTTTAATAAACAAACAGAAGTGTTATTACGAGTAAAACAACACGAACAGAATCTTGAATATATTAATATATATGATTACATGCAGGGTGAACATAATCTCGTTAATGAATTAGATGAAATTACTAGTATTCGTAATACATATAGTTCTTATAAAAAAGTACTAAATCGGCAGAAAATAACACCTGAGTTTGCATATATTCTCGGGTTAATGGCTGGTGATGGACATGCTTCAAAAGCTGGAACGCTAACGCTAGCACACCACGTATCTGAAACAGATAACGTTGCACGCTTTATTGATTTTTTTGGAGGAGTAGATAAGCAAACATCTGAAAACGGTGGAGTGGTTACAGCGCATAATAAAATATGGGCGAACTTCATTAGAGGTACGATTGGCGTCAGCAGAGATAAAAGGGTACCGTCATTTATTTGGGATTGTTCGTTCGCGATTCAAGAAGAATTTTTAAATGGATATTTTGCAGCTGATGGGCACACTAATAAACACAACCGAAAAACAATTCAATCAATATCTATTTCTCTCATTCACGGAGCAACGCAAATACTAACAAATTTAGGTAAATTTGCAACCGTGTGTGAAACACCTAAAGTCAAGGCATACACTGTAAGTTGGAATGATATTGAACAAAAAAGTAAATGTATAAAGTATGAAAACTTAATCGGGTTAAAATTTCGAGAAAAAGATAAGATTCAACAACCTATTGATTATAGCGGAATGGTATACAACTTTGAAGTTGAGGTAGATCATTCCTATGTAACAGAAACATTTGTAAGTCATAACTGTCTAGCTCTTATTGAAGCAATGGCAACTGGAAACTTCTGCGTTCACAGCTCACTTGGCGCCCTTCCGGAAACTTCTGGTGGCCTCACACATATATATCCATTCGTACCAAATCCAGAAATCCACGTAGATTTGTTTACAGCTCATCTTACGAAGGTTATCAAACATATAGCTGAACGATACGATTTAACGAAGCTTGCAAAGGCGAGTGAGTATATAAGAAACAAACATTCCTGGGCAACAGTCCAACATAAATGGACCGAACTGCTGAATCAAGTTGCACCATCTACGTAAAGAGCCTATAACTGTTAAATAGAAACAGGAGATAGCACATGGCACGAGCCGCTCGTAAACTTCAAAAGACCAAAAAGCCTACTATTCGCGTCGGCCCTATGGCAGCGAAATCGATCGCTATCAAAGGATACGGATCGGAACCTGAGATCAAGTCTGACTTCTCTGCATCGGGTCTGACCGCCGCTTTGAATTGGTATAATACAGTCGAAGAGCCTGATGCGCATATCGAATCACTCTTTGCCGAGATGAAAGCGCGCGACTACAGCAAAGCCGATATCGCTGCGATGAAGCGAGCCGCTTCACAAAAAGGATTCTGGCAACATTCTGTACTCGTCATCGCTCGGATGCTGCAGCGTGAGATTATTCTCCCATACGACGTTCTTACGCGATGGGAAGAGAAGGTTACAACCCTGATTGCTCAAGGTTACACGATTCGTGAAGAGCGAGTTGCTGAAGCCGAAGAGAAAGGCATTGTACTCTCGATTCAAGAGCGCACCGACAACAAAGCCAATGAGATGTTCGTCGCATTTGACGATCTTGCCGATGAAGTTTGGACGAACGAAAAGCAACTCAAAGACTTGAAGTTCTTCGAAATCTTCAAAGAGATGGACATCAAGCCTGGACATGCACGTCGTCTTGTTGAGCGCTTCAAAGAATCGGTTGAAAAGTATGCAGAGAATCCTGCAGACTACTCCAAGGAAACTCTGAAGACTCAGGTGCCGTTCTGGACCAATCTACTCGATGCAGCTTCCACATGGGCTTCTGAAAAGCAGGCCAAGCCGAAGACGGATGCACAACTGAAGCGTGAATCGGTTCGCCTCGCACTTACGAGCGCCAAGCGTGAAACCAAAGCGGTATCTGGTCTAAAGTATAAGCCTTCGGATGACGATACTGGCGTTATCAGTCAGAATCCTTCCGGTATTATTGGCGCTCAAGTTGCGGTTCTTTACAACACCAAGTATAATCTACTGACGGTGTTGTACGCTAAGGGTGCCGCGGGGCTTTCGATTAAGGGTACGTCAATCATTAACTACAATGAAGACGAATCTAAGACCAAGCGAGCAGGTCGAGCTGCGGCTACTGTAAAGGCCATGGCATCGCAACCTAAGACTACTCTAAAGAAGTCGTTCGACTCAGTCAAAGGTACGCCAGTTGAAGCTAAAAATCGCACTTCTGAAGAAGTGATTATCGTTCGAATCATCAAGTAGGGAGATGCCTACCGCATATCGTCTCCTTTGACTAAATAGTACAGTAGTAAAGGAGACGATATGGATTCAGCTAATAACGTCATCATGTTCCCCAGTGACAATAATCGTATAACAAAAAACCCATACGACGTCGCTGAGAGACTAATAGGATTAAAACTCGAAACAATCGAAGATACGCTTGATTATATCATTCCAAACATATATACTTCCTTTATAGAGATCGGTATAGACCCATCTGACGAGAAAATGAATATTTTGGAAAGCCTCTTGCGATCTATTATGTCAGACCATTATAGTTTCGAAGATGAATTCAACACCTTTGTAGACGTGTTTAATACATTTACAAACTACAAAGAAGAACTAACTGAAGTTGTGCTTGAACAGGTTCGCGCAACTCAAGGAAACTAGAAAGCTTATATGATAATTTTTGATATGTCTAACATTTTTTTCATAAATCTGCATGCCTCTATGAGGGAGACAGATGATCTAGATGAAAACGGAAAGAAGATTAAAGTCTTTGACCCTGACGCATGTAGGTATATGATTTTAAATACCGTTCGCGCCGTTACTTCTCGGTACAAAGGTAAATATGGAGAAGTAGTATTCGCTGCTGACGATAGACATCTGTGGCGTAAAGACTTCTTCAAACCGTATAAATCACATCGTAAAGCAGATAGAGAAGCTCTAACGCATATTGATTGGACTACAGTCTTCGAATTCTTTGCTGATTTCAAAAAAGAAGTGCGGACATATACGAAATATAGAGTGATTGAGATAGACGGAGCTGAAGGGGATGATGTTATTGCAACCCTAGCAATACGTTACTCTGATCAACCTAATTTAATTATATCAACCGATAAGGATTTCAAGCAGCTTCAGGTTTATACCGACTGCGTAATTTATCACCCAGTAGATAATAAAATCGTCAAAGCGGCAAACCCACTTTTATTCCTACATGAACACATCATTAGAGGTGATAGTGGCGATGGCATCCCTAATATACTTTCTGAAGATACCGCATTACAAGACGATACCAAACGGCAAGTGGCGCTAACAGAAGCCCGTATGTCCTTTATGCTCAACGTTACTGTCTCAGATTGGGATAATGAAACCGAGTTAGAAAAACATTTTATAAAGTTTAACGTCAAAAAAGATGTTATTAAAGAGCGAGAAACCGCCCTTTTTGTCCTTGGAAAACAACAGTATCTCGAACGTAATAAGCCCCTTATAGATCTACGAGAGGTACCTGAAGAAATTCAGGACGCCATTATCGATAAATATAAGGAGCCGATAGTTAAAGGGCCAAGAAGCCTCTTTGATTATTTTTACAAATATAACTTAACAAAGCTGATGTCTTCAATCAGCGATTTTTAATGAGACCATAAATGTCAAAATTTGCCGTGTATGAAATATTTAATGCACTCGACTCGATTACAAACACCTTTGATAGACAAGCTTCTCTCAAAACAGTCCCGGATTCTATTCAACAAATATTATACTATTGGATTAATCCTGCAGTGACTACGAATTTACCTAGTGACGATCCACCCTTTACATCACATAACGATATAAACACCCATAACTCATTGTGGGCGGAAATTAGGCGTTTGAAGATTTTTGTAAACGGTGGTGGGTATGATCACCTCCCAACGAATAAACGACAAGCACTTTTTATTGCGATGTTGGAATATATACATCCACATGATGCCGCGCTTGTTTTAAACATGAAAAATAAAGTTTGGCCTTATACGACGTTTAGCATAGAAGACGTTCGTGAAGTATTTCCTACTATTTTTGATTGAGACAATGGGTAAAACATTCCGAAAATTCGATAAAGACGACAGGTTTCACAACGTCAAGCGTGAGCGTGAGCAGGCGAAGCATAGTCGTGAACAAAAACATAAGCGTGAAATTATAAAGGATACCGAAAATCCCAACATATACCTTGCAGAATAAAACAAATGAAGTGGAGCATGATGAGTTCTTCACAAGCTATTCGAAGCTTGAAGAATTTCTTGTTGCGCATCCTGAATTTATGACAATAATTAGATCGGCTCCAGCACTTGTTTCTGGTGTCGGTTCACTTAGGATTTCAAACGGGTTTAACGATCTGTTGAAAGGAATTAAAAGAGGCTCCGGCCAAGGTAACACCATTAATACAAAATGATAACCACTGATGACTTTTTGTTATGATTCTTACTTTAACAAAAAGGATTATACATGGCCGCAGCTTCAACCCGACGCTCGAAAAGAGACCAAGCAGGTAATATTAAGAGTGCATTAGTACTCAAAAAAATTGAAGGATTAACTGATACACAAGATATTGTATTTGCACAATTCGCCCTCGGTCAACATCTTAACTTACACGGCTTCGCAGGTACAGGCAAGGCACAGCCGTTAGACAGTCTTATTAAAACGCCAACTGGGTGGATAAAAATGGGTGATGTTGTCTTAGGGCAACAGTTATCAATGCCAGATGGAACTATCAGTCTAATAAACGGGATATTTCCGCAAGGTAAAAAAGCAATCTACAAAATAACTTTCTCAGACGGGCGTTCTACAGAATGTTGTGATGAACACCTTTGGCGGGTGTATAACTATTCCTGGGGTCGAAAGCCGCAAAAGGATTATATAAAAGATAAATCTAGAGATGATATGTGGAGAGTTTTATCCCTTAAGGAGATAATGGAGTTTAAAGGAATACATCCGCTAAAAATACAATTACCCATACCGATTGAAACCCCGGATATTGATTTGCCTCTAGATCCATGGTTACTAGGTATTTTAATTGGAGATGGTTCCCTCACAACTCAACCTTCCTTTTCCTCTATTGATGAAGAAATAATAACCCGGGTAGGACAGCTTATCAGTGTAGACGGGTATAAACTTACTCCTAAAAGTGATGGAGTAAGCTATGGTATAGTATCGGAATTAGTTCTTCAGGGTGCACGAATAGAGGGACAATATTTAAATAAATATAGGCGAATTATATCAGATTTAAATTTAAATTGTACAAGTTATTCTAAATTTATACCAGATATTTATAAACAAGCCTCTATTACGCAAAAATTAGAATTAATCAGAGGATTAATGGATAGTGATGGATGTGCGGAAAAAACAGGCGGAGCTTCGTTTACGACAACAAGTAAACAATTAGCAAATGATTTTACAGATATTATTCGTAGTCTAGGGGGTATATGTTCAATTAAATATAGAGATGATACAAGTTATACCTATAATGGTGTTAAGAAAATCGGTGTACCTAATTATACTTGTCGTATACGAGTTAAAGTACCGTCAGATTTATTTTTTCTTTCTCGAAAAAAAGCTCGCTGCAAGTATAAGAACCAATACTCTGAATTTTTAAATCTTGCAATTAAGCAAATAGAGTTTATAGGAGTAAAGGAGGCTCAATGTATTTCTGTTGATCACCCTGAACATCTCTATATAACAGATAATTGGATTGTTACACATAATACTTATCTTTCAATGTATCTAGCACTTAAAGCAGTATCTCGCGGCGAGTATAAAAAAGTCGCTATCTTTAGAAGTGCAGTTGCCTCGAGATCTATTGGATTTCTACCAGGCAATGAACAAGAAAAAATGGCAGTATTTGAAGCCCCATATAAGGCAATTTGTGCCGACTTATATGATCGGGGCGATGCATATGACATACAAACGCGAAACGGTATTATCGAATTTAACTCAACGTCTTTTGAACGCGGCACTACCTACGACGATACCGTTATTATTGTAGATGAATGTCAATCAATGGGTTGGAACGAACTAAACACATTATGTACACGAGTCGGTGAAAACACCCGCATTATCTTCTGTGGAGATCTCCGGCAAACAGATCTAAAATTTGAAGATGAACGATCAGGTCATAGAACATTCTATGAAATAATCAAATTAATGGAGGATATTTCCTCAATCGAGTTTAGACTTGAAGATATTGTTCGGTCAGGATTCGTAAAATCATGGATAGAGGCTTCGATCAAATACGAATCTCAGAATAATACTTCGCTATTGAGGCTTATATAAGCAAACTAACATAATATCCAGCAACACACGTATTTAAGCGTTTAGCTTTTTGTAATGACCCTAAACCTATAGAATTGTCTTTTGCAAACTTTGTTAAGTTGCGTATTATACGCTCTTCGCCAGTCGGAAGAATAATTCTATAGGTTTTCGATTTTAACATTATATGTCGTTCTTTTTCTTGCGCATTTGCCCAACGCTTGTTGTTTCGTTCAGTAAGAGCTTCGCGACGTTTAGGGTCTTTCCACCGGTCTTTAACGGCTTGAATTACCTTAGCCTGTCGCTCCGGTTGTCTAATTAGTGCTAACTGTGCTTTTCTAAAATCCGGATCATCCCAACGTTTACGAAGACCGTCAGCGCGTTTACGTATATGATCAACACTCTGCGTATACCCAGGATTATTACAAAAACTAGAGCTTGTTATTTTAACATTAATTAATTTACTTCGGTGCTTGGAAAATAGTTTCTCGAGTACCTTTTCTTCCCATATAAACGCACGTTCGCGTGAATTAAATGTTTTACGTACACTAGCAACAAAGGCAGCATCACCAAATTGGATTCTCAACTTTTTGATCCGCGTAGAACTAGAAAAATATACATGCCAAAGATCTTCTTTTGGCGAAACCCGATTACCTACACGGACACCATAATATATTTTATCTAACGGTATACAGTAAAGTAAGTATGTGTATGGTGTTTGTCCATAAATATTCATGCTAAGCCTCCTCTACGGGTTAGGACTGGTGGGTGCGTCAACACCGCGATCAGTACTATTTAGAGGTTATTATGAAACTAAACATACAATATAAATCAGACATGGTGTCAACGAATATAGACGGCAAACGACGATATGTGACTCCAGAGGGCAATTCATATTTAAGTATGACCACAGTCCTAGCTGAATATGGAAAAGAAGGTCTCCAGAAATGGATTGACGCTGTAGGTGTTGTAGAAGCGGATCGTATTAAAAACAAAGCCGGGCAGTTTGGAACCGCGCTCCATAATCTTGCAGAACAACACATTCTAGGACAACCGATAGAGTTTGGACATAACTTAGAATTAAAACGAAGATTCAAATCTGTACAGGAGTGCATCGACACTCGGTTCGGAGATGTGTACGCATTAGAAACTCCACTCTATTCTGACCAGCTAAAAATTGCTGGACGTTGTGATGTTATTGGACAGTTTGATGGAGTTAACTCTGTAATTGATTTTAAACAAGCAAATAACGAGAAACGTAAAGAATGGATTCACAGCTACTTCTATCAAACTTCTGGTTATGGTTATATGTTCGCCGAAAGAACTCGGCGAATTGACTTGATTCCGAAGCAAGTAGTCATTATAATATCCCCAGCAGACGGAATTTTGCAAGTTTTTAAAGAACCCATCAAGCCGTGGTTCATTGAATTTTTGAAATACCTTGAGGATATTGGTCATGAAACTGCGTAATATTTTTAAGGCACTCCGCGAGTTAATACATAGACATAAATTTGCATATATTCGTGATGGTTACGTCCGTATATGTGATTGTGGACAAGAGGAGTGGATGATGTCGAAACCATATCCACGAGTAGGTGAACCCAAATACACTTGGAAAGATATGACAGTAAAGGATTTTTAAAATGGCACCATATCACGGAATTGAAGGCACTCTACATAATAAGCAGAATTTAACTGTTGAGGAAATCGTTTATTTACGTAAACTGATTAAACGAGATAAAGCTAAACGCGATAAAAAGAAGTTGCAAACGCTTACGAAGTAGGCTATAAGTAGCTATCAAATGATGGAGACGAATTATGCGCCACGCCGATTATCGCAAGCACAACGACGGCTCTCATAACAGCTCCACCTACCACAAAAAGGATGGTACCCCTGTTCGTCAGATCCTGGCCAAGGACACCCGGAAGCGTGTCGAGGCCTATCTCTCTGATGTGGACGTTGTACTCGAGTGCGCGTGTATTGCTGGTCATTCTGAACCAGTAGCCAACTCAATTTTTGAAAGCCTCCGGGTTGCATATAATATATCCGAAGACGATATATCCTCTTATAAGGTAGATGTGTAATGAAAATTTATATGGTTATAGGGCAGTATAGTTCCTTTGAAGGTTCATTCAGCCATAACGTCGCAGCATACCAGGATGAGGATACAGCTACACGAGTTGCAGCTGAACTCAACACATTATGCTATGCGAGTGTGGAATAGATCACATTATGGCGCTATAATGCTGTATGGCCATAGCCACGGATCACTCCCAGGTACAGATCAAAGCCTCGACGTCGGAGTTGATTGCTGGGACTTTAGTCCTGTAACCCTTAACCAAATACAAGAGCGGCTTAAAACGCTTAAAAGGTACAAGAACGATGATCACCACAAACCTAGAGAAACTTAAAACATCACTGAGAAATTATCTTCAGTTTGAGGGGAAGTATGGCGACGAGGCATACTTCGATCCGGATGATGCTAAGGATATTCTCGATATTCTGAATCTGTTAAAAAATGATCCACGAGAACCCAAACATAAGTTCGCGGAGTATTACTTATCGATTGAATATGACTTCTAGGCTAAAGACCACCCCTTATATGGTTTGTTGTTCATTATGCGAACAATATATGGTTTTGGAATATGACATACGTCTTTGATTTGAGAACGGTTACCTGAAAATGTTTGTCCTAATGTGTGTTTGATATTAATTATTTCGGGTTTGAAATGTGGATTATTTACACCTTTATGATTAACTCCTTTAGAAGTTTCACTCCTATGTTTACGAAGCTCTTGAGCCTTTGTACTTCCGTAGAGTTCTTCGTAGGTTTTACCAGTAAAGTGTAGCTTAGCTCGTTCGCCTTGTGCTCGTTTAACTTCTTCTGTATGAGTCTTACCAAACATTCCGTTAGCTACACCTTTTAATATAGGTCCACGAAATCCACCTTGCATTGAGTTGTATCCTGAATTAAGGGAACCGTATTGTGCTATGAATTGATCTTCAATTATTTCTAAACAGTGAACTCTATCCCAAGACTCATATATAATCTCCCAAGTAAAGTTTTCCCAACCGTGTTTACGTAACGCTTTAGCAAATTTAGTTTTTGCATTTTGCGTAAACGCATAATATTTATGTTGATACATTCGTTGTTTTAATGATCCGCTAGAATAACCAATATATACTTTCTCGTTAAGATAATTACGCGCAACATAAATAAAACATTTTTCCATTTCTTTTTCCTTATGAGGTATTTAGTGAGAATACTAACCTGCTCGGATTTGCATACTGAATTCTATCGTAACATTCAATGGCTGGAGCGTAATCTTCCAGACCATGATACGTATGATGTTGTCTTAGCTGTGGGAGATATAGGTACGTGGACAGAAGGTATTGCCAAACTGCAAATGTGGTTTAAAAAGCCGGTATTCACAACCTTCGGCAACCACGAATACTACGGACATGCATATCAAGATTTACGATATATGTTTATCGGGAAAGACTACGAAAACGTAAAACTCCTTCTTGGAGGCGATTCGTACGATTATGAATTTGAGGGTAAGACATATAAGTTCATTGGATCCACATTGTGGACTACTGGGCATCTTGATGGTTATGATACTTCACCAACCGTAATTGAAAACCAGCTCGCTGATTTCAGATTGATTAAATACGGTAATCATAAAATGAATCTCGATCTGATGCGTCAGATTTGTAAACAGGAAAAAATAAGCATTAACGATGCTCTACGTGAGTCAACGGCTGATCACAACATTGTGTTTACACACTTTATGCCAACTGTCGAAGCGTGTAAACGGGGTTCATACGCAGGTGATGCGCTAAATCCGTATTTCGCGACCTCATGTGACAGTATTATGGAAGAGTACGCAGATAAGATTGACCTGTGGGCTTTCGGACATACTCACGACCGAATGGAATTTGTTCATCCTGATAACGGTGTTCATCTAGTTGCTAATCCACTCGGGTACCCCGGTGAGGTTAAGACCCCATATGAATGGAAAGTTATCAATGTCTAATACTTATTCAACCACATATAAGGAATAAATTATGGGATTTTATACCGATAATAAACGACCTGTTCTTGAGTCAGCGTTAGCAGCTCTTGAAAAAGTAGGATCTGGAGATCCTACTGCATACCATGTTGAGGGTACCAATTCCAGGGGCCAACTCACCGAGGCGCGGCCTGATATTCAGTCTGAGGCTCGGTTTAATTCTATAACACGACGAGTTGCTGTTATTAGAGATTGCCGTGCGGCTATTCGCGAAGAGCTTATTTATATGCTTTCTGATGCCGAAACGCGCGTAGACTAATGGATACTACAGGACCGCTCAGACTACGCAGCATAGCAGTAGTACAAGAAAGATATCCTGATGCTCGACTGGAAATAGTCGGGTCGATGTTTTGTGTTATCTGCTCTTCCTCAGGCCGCCGCTTAAGTAGGCTTAGAACTGACCCAGTACGCGCCTGGATATCTGCGCGGGATTTTATTAGTATTGAAGGATAACATGACAGAATATATTTTAATTACACCCGAGATTGATGCCGATGGACTTGGACGAAATATCGGGAAAACGTTTATTGCGCAAGCGGTAGTAGATAAACTACGCGGACGTCATAAGACAGTTCTCCACTTCGACGAAGACATGGTGGAGTCGGAGTTTATAACACGTAACGCCACAGTAGAATCACTCAAGCAAACGTGTACGGGTAAATCATACGATTTCATCGTACTCGCTGGTATGACGCGAGATGTAGAGAATGCATTCCGGATCTTACGTAGATCGTTTTACCCATCTAACACAAAAACAATTAAACTGCAGAATTTATCATAAGCAGTTGCTCTTTATGTTGAAGTAGTCTATAACATGACTATGAAAAGAACGGAAGCGGAACATCAATTAGATCTAAAGGTGGTGCCCAACCTTCAGCGCGCAATAGTCTTGGCGTTTGAACTGAAACACTATTCGACCGCCACGCAGTTAGATGCTAACCTTACCAAAGTTCAACAAAGGATTGACGATTATGGATCATAATTGGCCGGAAGTATCCGCGTATAATACTGGGTTTAATGCCACGTGTTTTGATAGAAATATCGCTGCAAAGAACCCGTACAATACTGAGGCCCTCGCAAATGAATGGTCCCGGGGGTATCTTGACGGAATACATGATTATGACCAATGTGAGGAGATGTTTGACGATGAATAAGCAAGAGGCAATCCAACGTTGGGGATCTGATATCGTAGAGACCGCTCGCGATTATTATGAGACTGATTTCGGTAAGTATCTTTTCCAGGAGGATTGTCCTGAGGATGACTACTGTGCCGGTGAAGAAGAGCAGATCGAGCGCTGCACTCGTGCTTCTCGCAATACGAAACGCGAAGGTCCTATTGCTCAAGCTATGGGGTTCAAAGAGCTCATTCACCTCTCTGATGAGGAAGCGTATGCTACGCGACGGACTGTCAGTCACGAGTATGTATTTCAAATGCCAGTAGCTGCTTATAGGGAAAAGCGTAAGAACCTTACTGAGGGCGAACTCGCCTTCCTGCGAGGAAACCCAGGCTATGAGTATTCTGAGCACTGGTCGACCCCCGGAGATACCGGTGAACGGCTATTTGCGGAACGAGACGTTCAGTATCTACTCAACAGTTTGATAAACAATCTCATAATAAACCGCGACGTATGCGACGATGAGTACGCCCGCGCGTATCAAAACACGATTAACCAGCTACTCGTTATCTGTTCATAGGAGACTACCCATGGTCAAAATAGTAGGTAGAGATGAAAACGCTGTCAAGCGTATTACATGCCGTGAATGTGCATCGATTTTAGAATATACGATATCGGAGCAAAAGACACGAAAGTATAGTGCATGTGGAGAGGTTGACACTCTTACATATATTGATTGTCCTAATGGTCACGAAGCCATTGTACGTATGTAACTAAATCAATAGATTGAGGATAAAACAATGAAATTTATTACTGTAACATCTATCGTGACTGTGTCAGGTATGAGTAGTACTGGATCATACCAGCGAGCGATCTTTATTAACCCACACGCGGTTTCTGATATTATTGAAAATTCAGGTAGCCAGCCTGCTTGTATTCTCCATATGACAAACGGACTTAAATATGACATCGCAGCATCAGCAACCACACTAGTAAAATTAATTGAGGATAGTACTAACGATGACTAAACTAAAAAACGATGCCTTTGATGGTGAATATGTTCGCATTATTGACCCTACCCATTCGATGTATGGCTTCTTTGGTGAAGCCGCCTTTGATCCTGGGTCTGGTTTATATGATGTGATCGAAGAAGAAAACGGGCGAGTTTTACAGTCTGTTGAAAACCTTTCACTTTCCCAGCTAAAAGTAGCGTAATGCGGATCGCAGTAATTGCTGTCTGTATGCTACTGCTTACGTCATGCTCACCTGAATGGACGGACGCCGAGTTCCAGCTCGACCAGAATAGGGAACATGACGAACGGACCGCATTAACTTTGACGAGGGCGCTTGTATACACGAAAGACGAGCGGGTAAATATCTGCTATGCGTGGTCGCGCCCGTATTATCAGTCTGCAGCTACCGCTACAGTCCCATGTGAACAGGTGGAGCATTTACTCGCAAAGTAGTTGCATTTAGCGTATTTTGTATGTTTGAATTAAAGAGATAACATCTAAAATAGGAATATCTACTAGTAACATATCTATATTTGGTATATAGTTAATTACACCTAGTTTAATATTATTGTGTGTCTTAAGTGTATGTTTTACGTGCGTATATACAGGCATCAAAGTTGTATTAAAATCTATAAGGGCCAATGGAGCATTGGTTATATTACTATAATACGAATGTTTTCGGTGATCACAAAACCCAACTTTTATTTCAATGTTTATATCATTAATTTTAAAATCAGGGAAAAAGATAGCTCGGTTACTTTGTTCAGGGTGCACTTCTAACGAGGCGACGTTATTTTTAATACATAATAAATAGAATGTAAACTCACCTAATGAGTAAAAAATCAGATCATTATACTGTAACACATACCCGAAGTTACTCACAGTATTTGGATATGTTTGTAGTCCTGATACTGTAAAATTACTGGTAATATTATTTCTTGATAATTTTTGAACTTCTGACAAAGTTCTTTTTTTAATTAAATATTTACTTAGTTTTTGAGAGATGGCGGCTGGGGAACACTGCAGTTTTTGTGCTATTGCTACCTGTGAAAGTTTATCAACCGTATACATTTGTTCAAGTATGTTATGATTTCTAAGATTTGGTCGTCTATTGGGTATTTTATGTAATGTCTTAAATTTCGATATTACAGTTTCAGATACTTGATATTTTTTAGATATTTGTTGATTTGTTTCTCCTAGAATAATTAGAGTTTTAATATCCTCTATACACTCCATTTCAGTTTTCCCACATTTAGTAAAAAAGCGGATACTTTCATGGGACGTTTTCTTGCCGCTTTCCTTTAACATGAATAAGTTATGCCGTTGTATTCTTTGCCGTATACTATTAGATGTAACATTTAATATATCTGCAATATCGCGAATATACATGGTCAATCCATATTCTTCAATTAACTCATTTATTTCTCTAGTTGTTAATAACTTTTTCATTGCATTTTACCTTCGTTGAGACTATGATATTTAGGTAAACAGGAAACACCAAATGAACCTACTTTTTAAATACCACTCATCAGACCTTAAGATATTTCAAAGAGCAGCTGAGCGATATGAGGGGTTTTATGTGCAAGACAAAGGCGACTATTGGCTTGCTAACTACCGTAGTATTATCACAAAATTTCCTTCTATTAAAATAGATAGTGGCGATGTAGAGGACATGCAATTACGAGTTGCATGTTGGAATTCTCGCGGAGCACTGTTTGATAAAACTGGCAAACTTATAAGTCTCAGTCTACATAAGTTCCACAATCTGAATGAAGGTGTGGAGAACCAACACGACACTCTGGACTGGTCGTCGTTTGAAGTGTATGACAAGCTCGATGGTTCGATGCTTCGCCCAGCTATGATCAACGGTGCAGTTCGGTGGTGTACCAAAGCAGGCGTCACGCATATGACGCCTGATGTTGAAGCGTTTGTGGAACGTAACCCTGAGTATCAAGCTCTTGCGAATGCTATTATGTCGCTCGACAAAACTCCTACTTTTGAGTATATGGCTCCGAAGCATCGTATTGTTGTGGACTACGGTCCTCTAGAAAAGATGACGCTTCTCGCTGTACGTGATAATACATCGGGTGCGTATTTGTCGTACGCTGACCTTTGTTATATCGCGAATCAATATAACGTTTCCGTTGTTCAACGTTGGGAGATCAAGCCAGAAGACGATATCCGTACTCTCGTTGCTGCACTACGCAACGCTGAGGGTGTTATTATTCGCTTTCCTAACGATCATCGCGTGAAATTGAAAGGTATGGAATATATTAAGCTACACGCACTTAGGTCGGGACTAGAATCAAAAAAGACCCAATACGAGGTATGTGTAAACGCAACCTTGGATGATATTATACCAGTTATGGGAGATAATCATTATCTCATTAAAGAAGTTACAGAAATGTTTCTGATGTATGTTAGGTTTAGAGAGTATATAATCAATACATCAGAAACCTTCTATATACAAAATAATACACTAACGAGAAAAGACTATGATATTTTAGGGCAAGGTACTCTCATCAAGCCTTGTTTTTCTATTGCTATGAACCGTTATACCAATAAGGCGTATGATGAGCAGAAATTTATGTTGAGTTTATTTGAACCGTTTCAAGAATATCTAATACGACATTTATAATTTTAGGAGTAAAGCATTCGCAATCTCCTCCTATTTTGTAGAGTGGTGTATATCTGTTGCGATAACAATGCTCGTTTAATATTTTTTGTTCAAGTTCAAACAAGGAGGCTAAATTCCCGTTTATTTGAGTTATAATTTTAATATTATACTCTTTTTTACACGATAATTGATTTATACGTTTATTAATATTTTTAGTAATACCCACTTTATAAAATTCTTCAGTATTGGAAGTAAATTTTAACACATACAATACACCCCGCAAATTTTGATTTTTAGGATCTTGGAAAAACTTATAACTATACCTCCCTCCAGTGTAGCATTTTTTACAACCCTGGCTGTTAGAAACATGATTACTCCATGTTTGAGAAAATTTGCCGTGTATACTACATAATATAACTACTCTTTTGTTTGTACTCTCTTCTGAGATATAAACATATTTACCCTTATGTACCGCTAAAGCTTTTTTAATTTTTTGTTCAATAGGTATTGTATGGGCTTTACCTATACGTATATTAGCACATTTGGGGCATCCACTTTTTTCATATATGTGATTACCAACGGTAGGTGAGAATATTCCATGATTGGGGCATAATACATTAATCTTGTCAGCATTGCGAGTGAAGCTCAAATTGGGATAAGTGTACTCACCTTTATGTATATGTTTTACTCGCTGCAAAAAGGTATCTATTGATAACGCTCGCTGGCGATTTGAGCATTCAGGGCACCCATTTAATCTAATATGATCTGAAGGTCTCTGTTTAAAAATTCCGTGGATGTTGCAAATAATATCTACTTTTTGATTCATCCCTGTGTATTTTACTAATGAATAATCATATCTCATACCATGAGTCGTAATACTTCTTTTGATGATATCTTCGAGATTATGCATTTTAGTATTGCTTATTTTAATATGTCCACATTTGATACACCCCGACCCTCTTAAATGACAAGTAGGCATTTGGTAAAATATACCGTGAGTAGGGCAACGTATTAATACTTTTGTTTTTGTATCTTTAAAAATTAATGCTGTGTAATCATAATATTTTTTATGTACTACTTTCGCTAATTCAATAAAACTCTCGGTTGTATGTCGCGTCATCACTTGCCTTGCTCCTGAAAATACTATATATATTTAGCGTTGCATTGTACTTGATACGACATTCGCTTCGAAACTGAAGTGCGTAATCGCATCTTCGCTAACCCCTACGCACTACCTATCTGGAACATTTGGGAGCATACATCTGATGAAGAATAAATTTGTACTAATTACTACTGCTGTTATCGCGAGTATTGTACTATTCGTGTCATACACATCTCCGTATAGTTTACCTAATACGATCGAGAACGCAGCAATCGCAAATGATGCGCCTTCGTTGATGAGGCATATCGACTACGAAGCGGTTATTATCACGCTTTCAACCTCTGCTGGCGCGAACGCGTTACCGGGGTACGAAGAGATTTCAAGCAACATTGCGGCGCTCATGTACTCATCTTTCCTGACGCCCTCAAATACTACTGACTTTTATCGTAATGTCAATCCGACAGTAGGTGATATCTCTATCGATTTCGTGCAGAATACCTTCGATACGGATACCTATAAAGCCCGATATGTCGATTTTAATACGTTTGAGTATTTGATTAGCACAAAAGTAACAGATGGGACTCTTACTCATTATGTTATTACTGCTTCTCGAACCAACGTTTCTAGCTGGAAAATTACGTCGATTACATATACAATTGAGGATAATCCGACGGTGTTTCAACCTGCATCATTTACGGCGGAGCAGCCCATGATGCAGGTTGACACAACACGTCGACTCTCAACCCCAACCCGCAACGTATATTGCGAAGTAGATTCAGAAAATATCGCCTGCGTAAACAAGAATAATGATGGTATGTATTGTTCACAGAATCTTTGTGAATATGATGAAACTGGGGAGCTCGCGTTTAGAACAGACGGAGTAATTACTCGGAGTATAGTGACAGTAGGATCTACTACATGCTCATTTACGGAAACAGACGTACGGTGTAATGCTAGACAAACTGGTGCTACTACTGACGACACTGGTGTGCAACTACACAGATAATACAATTAATTTAACAAGGAAATAATATGACTGATAAAGTACCAAGCAACGATGTAACTCTAGAACAAGCGCAATCTCGTTTGAAAGCGTTTATCGACAGACTTCAACGGCTCGACGAAGATAAAAAAGCTGTGGCAGAAGATATGAAGGAAGTCTTCGCTGAATGCAAAGGTGAAGGATATGATGTCAAAATCATCAGAAAGATTCTCCGTATCCTAGCTCAAGATAAAGCTAAGCGTCAGGAAGAAGAAGCCCTCACAGATCTCTATCTATCTGCTCTCGGCGAGGCCTAATGTTTATCCGGTTAACATATAACAATTATTCGCGGTCGAATAATCGAAAGTTTAATCTTCGGGCCGACTTGATTGAGCGTATTTCAGAGGGGTTTCGCGGAGGTTCCTGTGTTACTCTGACAACTGGAACGTATTACAACGTAAAAGAGTTAATGGATGATGTGACCATATTAGTAATGGTCGCGGAAGGCCGCCTCGTATAAACAGTTGCACTCTCCTATAGAATATGCTATAACATAGCTATAGGAGAGTGCAACATGATCAAGTTCATTTGGCAAAATGGTTGGTATCTGGTAACAGGGCTTCTGATTGTCGGTAAGATCACCGGGGTCGTTCGCCTCCCATGGATTGTAGTGCTCGCACCCGCAATCGCATACTGGGTCACGATCTACTACATGATCCAACATACCCTTACAGTTCTCTAGGAGAGTATTACATGACCTCCAAGACCAAGGTATTACCCGCTCTGGATATCCTACTGATAGGACTTATTCTCAGACATTCTGTATACGACGCACAAAATCAACGGCAATCAGTTCGTGAGGGAGTTCAGTGATGACGATGTTGGAAAAGATGGCGCAGGCGATTGATCCCGACGCGTGGGATGAAAATGCGGAACCTATTTGGGCCAGCGGGCGAAAGTTTAAGGCCAAACAAAAGGCTCGCGACGCGCTACGGGCAATACGGGAACCAGACAAGTCGATTTGCGGAGCGATCGCCTCCGAGGCTTACTCGGACAGTGGCGCTTATACGCGCTGGCAGGCTGGGGTCGACGCCATTCTGTTGGGAGAAGCGTGATGGTGAACGCCACAGACAAAGGAGAGTCCCTACAAATCGCGGTTGAGGCTTTGAAGAGTATCGTTAGGCAAAAACAGACCGCCGCTTATGACGAGGTCGAGGCTTGGTATCTTCAAGAGATTGCCAGTAAAGCTCTCGCCGACGTCCGCTCCATTGAGGCGCGTATCTCTGGTACGTCAGAAGCTCCAGCGCCTGCCGCTCCTCCACGGATAGAGGCGTATGTTGAGTGGTCTTACCGTGAAGATTGTTTTTATCCGCCTCGTGATTTCTGGCACGCAAGAATGACCATTGATGATTTTTCAACCGAATGGTGTTCGTGGGGCCCCCAGAAGCAATATGACCTTTCAGATACTTTGAAAGCCACCGTCGAGGCTGATTTGTTTGAGCAATATAAGCCTCTCCTCGATGCTTTGAATGCTGAAAGGTGTGTATCATCATGAGCTTCACCAACGCCTCACAGGACGACTTCGCCAACCTCGAGGCAGTGATCGCGGAGATTGAGGAATCCCCGGAATATGCCTATGAGGGGCGGATCGCTGTTCTTGAGCAGCAACTCGTCGGGGACCTACCGAAGACTGCCTTGAAACACGGACCAGTCACGGCTGATATTTTACCACTACTTACCCGGCAATCCATGCTGAGTCTGGCTGGAGAAGTCGAGCCTTACATTGGTCGTTCTATGAACTCTCCTGAGTACATATTGACTGGTGACCTTGGTGATGAACTCCGCTGTACGAACTTCATCTACATAGGCGAGCGCGACGAGGACGGTTGGATTGCGGTCCCAGAAGGCGGATGGACCAAGAACCCAGCGCCGAGGCAGATGGTTATTGGCCGGTATGCAGACGGGTGGACGCACGGAGATTTTGCACCGTCTGAGATTGTGTTTCCAGACCCGCAAATCCTCGCCTTCCGCCTCACCCCCGACGCCGCCTCACCAGCACACGGCATCTCCACGATGCGCCGCGCTGAGCCTGGTTGGCTACGGCGATCCCTCGATGAAGCAAAGGAAGAGGTGTCACCGTCTGTGTTAGAGGGAGCCCGCTTTGACGCTGGATTGCTTGGCGGCGGCGGCGGAGGCGACGTGGATTGGTGGCAAGATTATATCCGCACTCTGCTCGCGGACGCCCATGAATTTTATAACGAAAGAATCTAAAAAATGACTAATCTTGTACATGGCCCTCTTATAGATCAGCGGCTGCGGTCGTTGACTCCAAAAGCAAGCATCCTTCTTCACGAAACTCTCGGGCTTTGTGAATTTGTAGGTAGCGACGGGGAGTCTACTGTGATTGTCAGCTTTAAGGATCGTCCACAGACCACTGAAGTGTGGGCTCCATCTCGCTTTGAATATATCGGTGAGGGTGACGAGGACGGCT